GCTCATGTCATCCTTAACAAGAAGACTACCAACCTCATTGCGGTCAATGAGGAACAGATCTGACTTAGCTAATGTTGCACCGCTCTTAGCTGTAAAGCTAACAAATGGTGATACTAACACGTTCAGACCCATTGGGGCTGTTGCATTAAGAGCGCCATCCTTCGACTGTGGACGGTAGCCCCAGCTGGTATTAACAGCTGATGCAGCGCCGCCCATGTGGAAGATCGAGTCCTTAAGGAAGACCGACCACATCAGTGGGTGAAGAATGAAGTCTGTTGGTATATGGTTTTCGGCCATCAGAACAGCTGCCATGTCGACAACATCGTCCCAGGTAACAGTGCTGTTGTAAGCACCATCGATCCCACGACCTGTTGTATCGTCATAGCTGCCACTGTCGTTGTCGAATACAATTGTAGCTGCATCCTTGAAACGACTGAGAGCAATCTGCTCTTTCAAACGTGCCATTGCACGGCCTGCGGCACGTACATGGAGGCCTACGATGTCCCAAAGAGAATCAGCAATAACTTCCTCTGTGAAAGCCAGCTTAACGCCCTTCTTCGACACCTTACCCTCGATTTGCTTAGCAAATGCGAGAGCTTGTTCTGGGTATTCTTGTCCTTCTGGGATCTCAGCAGCTTGAATTGCGTTTACCGCTGGAAATTCCAAAGAACGACCCTTACCAAGGCGTACTGTAGAAAGAAGCGGGGTTACCAAAAGCTGTGGTTCGGCTGCTTCGCGCAGAGTACGAGAAATTACTTTAGGGAACAAAGCGGCTGCGTCTGACGAACCGAATGCTTCCTTGATTGTAACTCTGTTATCTGTGTCGATGTAGCCATCTTCAGCAAATGCGGCTTCCCAAGCTGGGAGACCCGAGAGGAGTTCTTGGATTGTCTTACTCATCTAGGATATTTCCTCCTGTTTAATTATTTCTTTTTTTTATTTTCTTTTTTTTATTAGAGTGTTAAATTGACGCGGAAAGCACCAATAACATTCGTAACATCTAAGTTTGCACGGATACCAAGTTTACCTGAGTATGTGCCTGATCTTGTGAGCTCATAAACTGTCTTAAGCGCACCTGGATCCGATGGAAGTTGCATGTAGGAAAGTAGTCCGTCATCAAAGTTTGTAGCAAACTTCTCAACTTCAATAACCTTACCTACCATCAAGTGTGGATAGCTAGCTGCATCAGCTTGTGACAAGAGTCTTGGACGACCCATGAAGTCTGGAGCAACTAAACTACCTGCTACGAGATCTGCGTTAACGCCTGTAACCATTGGATACTCAACATAACCTCTGACGATAAAGCCTGCACCTTGCGATGTACCCTTATCAAATGGTCTGTAGAGATCGTACTGTGCACAACCAACTGGCACTGAACGTGCGGCAACTGCTTGTGTATCTCCAGATGCGCCAGCAACTGGTGTTGCTGCTGCAAGTGGATCCCAACCTGAAATTGTGTCTCCCCATGTTATTGAAGATCCGCTACCGTTAGCTGGAACGAAACGTGAATCACCACTTGAATCTGTTACTACCGAAAGGATTGTTCCCTTTGGAATAACAATTTCAAAACGATCATCTTCTGAGTCTGCGTACCAAGTTGGAAGGGCAACTGATGGCAAGATGTATGCGGATGGTGCAATACCTTCCGAAACAACGAAACGACCAGCACCCGTTTTGGTACCTACTTTACGAAATTTTGCTAATGACATTTTAATATCTCCTTATTTGTATATATTTGTTTTAAAGTTTGCGACGGCCCATGAGAGTATCAACAAACAGTTCTTCAACTGTATTCACTTTTTCTTCCGGTGCAGTTGACACTTCTTCGTCTTCGACAATAACATTGTTTTCTTTTTCAGAAACGATGCAACTGTCTATTACGGATTCAACATTGAGCTTTTGAATATTCTTCTTAGCTACTGGGAGCTTAGCTAAATCCCTAAGGGAATCAGCTAAAGAACCTGCTGAACGAGTTGCATGATCTTGGATCAAGTTTTCTCTTTCTTCAATTGGTTCTACTCCTAATGAAATTTTAGTATCAACTACTCTTTCAGCTAAAGTGCGATGTAGCGCCTCTCTGAGCTTTGCATTTTCTTGTTGAAGCACTTGAAGTTTATCGTCATTGTCATTTTGCTCATCAGCATGAGTACTGTCTGTGAGCTCTGAGTTTGACTCTTCTTGTGTTTCGTTTTCTGGGGAGGACTCGGCGTTTTCAGAATTAACTACTTCTTCTTCTTTGCCTTGTTCTTCTGTTTCCACTTTTTCTCCTTCAGATTCTTTTTCCTCACTAGGAGACTGATCTGCATCTTGTGCAGTTGGTGCCTCAACTAATGGTGCTTGTTCTTGTGCTTTCTTCAAATCTTCAATCTTTAAAGAAAGAACATCTACCATAGACTCTTCACCAGCTTCTTGTGCTGCTTGAAGAGCATCAGATAAAACAGATATAAGATCTACATTTTTTGCTTCTACATTTACAGAAGCTTCTTCTTGTGAAGAAATTTCTTCTGATTCTTCTTTAGGTACTGTCGCAATTGCTGACAGATCTTGGCTTAGATTTTCGACAGTAGCCAAAACATCATCACCTTTAACGATTTCGTCCATTTCAACATTCTCCTCGTCAATAATATTCTTTTCTGATAGTAACGAACTATTATCAGCCTTTGCAGTTTCACTTTCTTGAAAGGCTAAAGCCGTAAGAAAAGCTCCTTTAACATGAAGATAAAGCGGTCTAGACTCTTTCTTCTTCATACCCTTTAAAATAGACTCATTCTCTTCCACGGTAGTAATATCCTCTTTATCCATATGTAAAATAAAGGCTGTGCTTTTTGCTGTCCAATTTTCTGAATCAGTCACAACTGTAGATCCATCAATTGATTTAGAGGCTCTTACACTAGATCTTTGATCTGCTGGTTGGTTAACAAATGAGTATTCTTTAAATGAAATATCCTGCATGTCGACAAAAGCAAGTTTGCCCTTATAAACTTGACCACGCTTATATTTAGCGGTCTTTGGTCTACCATCTGCTGATTCAGCAGCTAGGTCTTCACCCGAAATTGAACAGACTGCTTTGCCGGCTCTTCCACCAACTGATCCAGTCAAGTATCTCTTATCTGAGATCTTCTGAGCAGCCAATGGATCTGTGATTGCAACTTGCAATCTTACGTATGGAGCGCCGTCTACTTCTTTATCCATCTTAGCTGCAATAACTCTACCAATTGGCTCTGAGTTCAAATCGTGATTTAATATAATAGGCTTTGGATATGGCTCAACCCAAGATTGGAGAGCTTTTTCTAATTCTATTGCTGAGTAATTATTATAATTAGCGGTCAATCCGCTCATGTATGGCAGCCACTTCTATAATTAGGCCATGGTTCTTACTGAAAGACTCGGAAAAATCATTTTCCAACCCTGATAGATCAGGAAGTTGAAGTGTGAAACTTTCAACGAAATCAAATGCCATTTTGGTGCTCCATTTATTTTAATGTATTAATTATAGTAAATTAACTTTTATAAGATTAAACAATCTTATATAAAGATATCATACTTTTATGCTGTTGCAAAAAAATTTCCTCTAGAATCCCCATTTGAGAGAAAACGCTGCATCATTTGCTTGTGCATTATGTGAGGGGCGTAGATATATGATGCGGAGTAAAGCTTATAACCCATCTTTGCTGCATTTCCAGACCACCCTAAGTCTTCCCCTTGTGTGTGGAGGGAATAGTCAACATTCTTATATACATCTCTTGACATCATTTTTGCTGCCATAATAACATCTGATTGAAAATATTCACCAAGTGGATATTTTTCTTTACGATAAGCTTGACCACCAGGCTCATTTATCCAATTCATTACACTAGGATACATTACATCTGTTGGTGTCATAAACATCAACGGACTAACTGCATCTGCTCCAGAGTTTATATGCATAGTTAGCAACTGGATCGTATTCTCATTAGTTAAGAGAATGTCAGAATCCAAGCTAAAGAAGTAGTCTGGATTAATATCTCTAACCTTTGATAAAAGAGAATTTCTTAGATTAACCATATTTTGGTATTTAGATATACTCCAAGTTCTTGTTCCTTCTTCGTGAGAAAAATGAGGAATATCTTGCTTTATATCTAAAATAAATTCTGGTATTTCTGGTCTTGCGTTTCTATACTTGACTAACATCTCTATAGTTTTTTCATCATCTGGAGATGCTTCAAATATAAAAGCAGTTTTTGAAAGATCAATATTCTGATTTTCTATAGAAGAAATCCAATATGGAAATATCCAATCTCTTTCATAGATTGGACAACCAATCACTAGTTCAACCATAAACTACTCTGAAATAGATTTTGTTGTTTCTTTTACACTTTTCTTAGCAGGTGCGCTAGTTTCTACAGTTGTTGATTCAATCTTCTCTTCTTTGATTTCAACGGCATTAACGTTAACTGCTGGTGTCACTGGCACCACTTCTTCCACGGTCTCTTCTTCAGGTTCTGAAGTAAGAAACTCAACTATAGAATCAATGACATCTACCAAAGCTTCTAGGGCCAATCGAGTTTGACCATTGCTAACTGCTTTTCTAAATACATGAAGAGCGTCTGCTTCTGTATTGTCACTACTTGTAATCTTATCATTTACATTAAACATTATCTTTATCCTTTTCAACGTCTGATTCTATAACAGTATACTCGCTATCTAGAAGGGATTCAATTACTGATAGAAAATTATTGTCATACCTTTTAATGTCCGGAGAATTTTTTCTTCCGTTTTGATTCATTGGTCTCATAGCATTACCAACGCCTCTTCTATTGTTTGGTGCGTTTTTTTGTCCTGGACCAGCAGATTTTTGACCATCAGATGTTTTTGGTTCAGGTGGCTGATTCGCTGCTTGTGCCTTAGCTTGAGCTTTAGCAGTGGCGGTTGTTGCATCGACTTGAATATCACTTTGTATTGATGCGTGAGTTTTGTTCATGTCTATATCAGAATCATATCCTAGCTCTATACGAGCTTCGTCTAATGTAATTAAATTAGAAACATATTTTTGTATAACATGATTCTCTTTTTTAACTTGCGTATCAACGTCTATTTCCTTAAACTTGAAATAGCATCTATCAGAATCTCCAGACTCCATTGGATTTGAAATTGGGTCAAAACCACCCTCAAATAATAGTTCATTAAATATATTTAATCTTACCATTTCCGAAAATAGCTTCTGCATTTGTTTGATTCTATCATACAATGCAACATCCAATCTCTCCGTAACTGATCTATTGCCACCATTCATCGACATACCAAGATGGTGTGGTGCAACGCCTAGTCCGATTGCAACGCGCTCTTTAAAGTGATTTAAGTACTGACTTGCATCGAGCGCCGAGCCCTGTGATCCGATAACTTCTACGTCATGTCTAAATGGAAGAATTAAACCACCTTCAGCTCTTAAGTTTTCTATTTCTATAGCTGCTTGTGTAATTTCTTCTGGCTCTGCTGGTTGCTCAGCTGTTCCAATCTTATACTTATAGAGTGGAAATAATTCTCTGTGAACAAGATTTTGAATATCTTCTTCAATTTGACGAAGCGCAATAACATCATCTAGTACGTTGATTAAAAATGGAGTACCAAATGCTCTGCCAGTTTTTCTGTCAAAATGTAAGTGAATTACTTTTTCTGCAGTCCAAGTTGGATTACCCTCAAGCGGCATATAAGTAAGAGGATCTGTTTCCTGCCTATATGACTTTGGTCTATTATGCTTGTCTCTAAATATTCTTACTTGTTCAGTAGGAATTAGATAATAACCTATCACTGGAAGATCTCCAGTCATAGGTGTTAGCTTGTCTGGAAAGTATTCACTTAAATCACCTCTTGCTTTAACAATAAAAGCGTTGGAGAATTTAAAAAGTTGATCTGAAACTTCTATCAAGAAATCGACGAATGGTCTCTTCATAGCTATTTCCATGAAGTCTATTCTTTGATGAAGATAAGAAATAGCTTCCGGATTTTCAGAAACTATTTCCCAACCTTCTTTCCAAAAAAGATCTTTATATTTAGACATAGCTTGTTTTACATAAGAATCCGTATCAACGGCCTGCATTAACCTTTCAAAGTCATATGCAGGCCTTTCAAAAGTTGCTCTATTATTAAAATAATAATTAGTACCCTGAAAGCCAAGAGCAAGTGATGCTATTTTCATAGCCTTAGATAAACCCTTTACCTGCTCTGGTGCTAGAGCCTTGTCGGAAAAAGTAAGATTTTTATCTACTGTTTGAAATGGTAAGTAATCTCTAATTGCCATGATACGTCCTTATTTAAGCCTATACCTAATAGTAGACTCAATTTGTCTAGGCTGTAATTTATTGTTTTTCAGCGATTCCTGCTGCTTCAAAAGTCTTTCTAATAATCAAATCTTTTACAGCTTCAAGCCAAAAAATTGTTTCGGCTTCCGTAAAATCACTCTTATAAGAGAGATTCTTATCACTAATCTTAATTTCTACAACAAATTCTGTTTTTGGTTCAACTGTTTCAGTTATTTCACTCATGTTATTGTCCTTTTAGTTTTCTTATAATATTTGATTGATGTTTAATTGTAGCCTCTTTAATGACTAATTCAGTCATCAAGGTACTAAGTTTTTCTTGAAAGATAGAAATTACAAGACTAATATCCAACTTGGATTCATTGTCCTGTTCGATATCTATCTCAAAATTATCTTGTTCTACTTTAGACATTTTCTTAGTATACCATAATTAAACTTCTTCTTGATCGTCTAACTCAAAAAATTCTCTAAGCTCTTCTTGAATTATATTATCTTTAATAATTTTATCATCCATTTCTTTTTGGATGTTATTAATAAATTGATCTATGTTATTTCCTTTGTCTACATAATCCCTAATGGTTTCCAGCACTGTTTCTAGCGCGTTTAAATCAACATCTTTTATACTAAAGCTTCTTTTAATACCATATTCATATCCTTCACTTAGGGAAGTTTCTCCAGTTTCAGTATTTACAATTATTCTTTGTGGAGTTGAACAAACAACGCCATTAAGCTCATATCCGGAACGACCAGTTATAAGTTGTTGTTTTAAAAATCTAACAATTGACACTGCTTGTGTCAATATATTTGTATTTTCTTGGTTCATATTTTTCCTTAATTTACTATATTGTACGTGATGAGCCAGGCCAGTTTACATAACTGCCTACTGCGTATGTTGGTGCCCAAAAATCTGGATTGGCTAATATTCCAGATATGAATGATCTATAAAATAGCGTGTATGTGCCAGATGGCATCGAAGCATTAGTGTAGCTATATGAAGCACTAGTTGTTGTTCCCGAGGCTAATAGCGTACCACTTCTTCTTAATTCATAGCTTACGTTTGTTCCAGAGCCATTGTTTATATTCCATGTTAATATTGTATCACCATTAGGAAGAGTTCCCACTGAACCAAACGTTACTGAAGGGTTTGTGAGCGAAACTTTGTTTGCAGAAGCTGTAGCCCAAGCTGATACTTCTCCACCTGAAGAATATGCTCTAGCGCTGATGTAATAAGTTGTTGCAGCAGCGGATATCGGGACTGCTACAAATACATTTAATCCACCTGCACTAAAACCAGAATCCACCTGAGATCCAAGTGAAGTCGTTCCAACTCTCCATTCTACGGTTGGAAATGTTGAACCAACAGTCCAGTCGATAAAATTGTAACCTCTTGAATTAAATGTTATAGTTGGCGACTCTGGAACAAAGACTTCAGTTGTCGCGTATCCGTTACCTGTAGCGGTCTCAAATGCTCCATAATTTGAAAATATTCCATCCACCTTTAATCTATATTGTGTATTAGAGAGTAATGATGTTGAGGTTATTGAACCACTAGCAAGTAATGTGCCAACACCGCCTATATAGCTTCCGTCGGAAGTTTTTATTAATTGATAGTATGCGTAGTTTGCTCCATTTAAATCAATATCCCATCTTATTTGAAAAGAATTTAGCGCAGTTCCTGTTACAGTTGGTGCAACTGCAACAACTGCATCACTCGTTTGGTAGCCGGTTGCATAGGTGTATTCATTTGGTGAAAAATCTGCTTCGTAGTTTGCCCTAACATATAATCTATAACTAGTATCGTGATATGGAACGGTAAGATTACTTAAAGTTCCATTTGTTACGTTTGTTGCATCGGAAATAAATTCACTATCTGAATCTCTATAAAGATACCAATTAAAACTATCTGCTTCATGGTAATCAACTGTAAAGCTTACTTTATTTGGAGCACTGGATCCAGCTCCAGTTACTGTTGGATTTTCCACAGGTGTTGCAACGGTTGTAGTCTCTTTTAATACATATGTTTCATCTTCTGGATAATAAGTATTGTCGCTATTATCGCCAGCTGTATCATCTTCATACATTAATCTATAATAAAGACTTACTGTTTGATTTTGAGATAATCCAGTAATAGATATCGTAGAAACTCTAGCGTCAGTGTAATTATATCCTGCCGATGGAGATCTTACTCCACTTGGACTTACTGTGTAATATTGAAATTGAGAAGGAAACTCTGCAAATTGTGCAATTGATGCTTGAGTGACTGTCCAAGTTATGGCAGTTTTGGTTACAGTAGTTTCAGAAACGGTGGGAGCAGTTGTTGTTATTCTTTGATAGAATTTAGACCAAGCTGTGCCTGTCCAAATTCTTCCAGTATTAACAGTATGCCAACCATTATGATCGTGGTTTCTTATTTTTAAAGTTGCAATATTT